TTCCTAAAATACTTTCGTGAAGTAACGTATAACTATAAATTCTTGACTTTTGCACCTCAACAAAGGCGTATAAACGATTCATATTGGTAACAGATGCACCTTGACAGCCAGCTGACCAATTATCAACGGTAACTCCACGCCCCATATAGTGAAAGTTGGTAAAAGCTATCTCGCTGTAAATTTTACCTTGCATATCCAATTCAGCATCTTTGTCGTTATCTCTCCAATATTCCATTGGTTTGATTTGTCTAAACGCTTTTTGCTTCATATGTCCGTTATCTAGCAAATTGTAGCAACCTCTATATTGTTTGTTATGCACTAAAATAGCCGTTCCAAGTTTATTCATTGGCTTCAAACGGTAATAAACCCCTGCGTCAGTTGTAATTGGAATAATTAGATCGTGCCTTTTGCCTTTATTATCCCAATAGAAAGCGCCACCCCAATCGTTAAACGTGTTTGCTTTGTTTTCATTTGTACGCACTCCGAAAAGGTTAATACTGAAAGGCTCACGAAATACAACCGCACCGATCGTTTCCATTCCTTTGATAATTTGGTAAATTGTTGGTTTCATAATTTATTTATTACAAATTTAAATAAAATCGGTAAAATTAAACCTATTCCCAAACCTACCCAAAACCAATTAAACGGCTTACGTTCTTTAACTTTAGCAACCTTTACAACTTCTTTAGTTTTCCACTTAGTAACGTAACGCACCGTTTCAATGCTATCACGCTTTAATCTGTATTCTAAGCGCGTTTCGTAACGTGTTGCAGGTATTTGTACTTCTGGGCAATTTAACGGCATCTCAACTAATATTATTGAATCTTTGCCGTTTACCTTAATTACTTTTTCAACGCTTACAATTCGTTCGGTAGTGTCAATCGTACCGCCTTTCTTTAAGAATTTCCCAAAGTGGTAACTTGCTGAGCAACCGTAAAGAATTGAAATCATTAACCACAACCAAAGCGTTCCTAAAATTATGATAAATATTTTTCTGAAATCTAAATTCATTCGATGCCTCCTTTTAAGTCGTTAACCACTTGTAAAAACTGCTCGTTGCCGTCCATTCCACGTTGGATAAATCTAATAATATTCCTTAGTTTTTCAATCTCTTTCGTCTTCAAAACTCCCTTTGTAAATTCGTCGTTATAATCCGCTTCTAGTTCTTTGATTTTATCCGATTGTTCCTGGACTAATTGTTTAAAGTATCTTTCTCTATTCATTTTGTTTGTGTTAAATTGTTAATGTCTTGCTCTAATTTTTCAGCTACTCTTTTGTAGTGGTTACGCTCGTCTTTCAGGTACTGAATACGTTGGTTTTTAATTGCTATCATTACAGCCATTCCAGCGATAATAAACAGCGATGCTAAATTTAGTTCCATTTATTGTGTTTTAAAGATTCGTACATTGATTTAAAAGAATTGTTTTTTAATTCATAAACGCGCCCGTGTTTGTCGTGTTTCACTTTTACAAAGTTTTCGATTGTTTCTTTAAACCTTGCAACTTCGTGAATTAATAAATCGCGTTCGTAAATTATGTATTTATAAACTTCGCTGTTATAAAATCCGTAACCTTTTAATTTATCTAAATCGTTGCGGTGTATAATTATCGAATACTCTTTTTTGCCACCTTCAACACTTACTAATTTAGAACTAACTAAACTTATAAGCACTGAATAACAAATGTTTTTTTCATCTAATTGCTCAAAAATTGTTTTTCCTTTTTCCATTGTATTATTTGTTTTATTGTTACTGCTCTATAAATTCATTTTGCAACCATTGAACGAACGCGCGTTGTATGTTTACTTGTTGCGATTGCGCTTCCAATTCTGCATCGTGAATTATTGTATTATCTGTTTTGCGTACTTCGTCAATAAACAAATTTCCGTATTTCTTTGAAAGTTGGAATAACTTAATATCTTCCATTAAATCCGCCATTACGGGTAAAATTGCAACAACTGCTATTAGCTTTTCGTTGGGTGTAAGTTTTCTCATAGTATCTCGATTTGTGTTGAAGTAACTGCTAACTCTTGTTGATTATAAAAAATAGTGTAATAGTTCAAATGTTCACTAATTATAGGACATTTCTCATTTTGAAATATACAAATTCTCGCAGGAATTGCCTCTTTCATTACGTACTTTTTAACCTTGTAAGTTTGCGCCACGTCATACGCTTCAGCTATGCCACCATTTACTACGATAAACAAATCAGGTTTTTCGGAGTGTTGTAGTTTTAAAATCGTTCGTTTCATATTTTGGATTTAATTATTTGATATTTTACCCCGTTGATTTCTTCAATTCGTGTTTCTTGAAATTCTACATTTCCAGTAACTCCTAAAAAATCAATGTCGCAATCTTTTTTAGCATTGCAAACAACCTCTTTAACGTGATTCATAACACTACCTAAAAAGTTGGTGTTTTCCGTAATCATTAAAGTAATTGTTATTTTCGTGTTTTTCATATTGTTTAATTTTCCTCAAATTTAACTACTTATAACCTTAGTTTCCTGCAATTGTGATGAACGGTAAAATAGCTTTATGAACGGTAAACGCATAAAAAAGCCCCAAATTTCTTTGAGGCTTCTTAACAGTTAACACAATATGGAGTGCGCAAATATAATACTAATCTTTTAAATCTTCAATTTGTTCCTTACTTCTTTTTGCAAAGTTTATAAATGCTTTCCAAACATCTTTGCCCGTTACACTTTCGTAACTTTCATTAATGCTTTTCAATTCAGTAACTACGCAAAAGAAAGTAAACATTTTAGTTAATACCAAATCAATTGCTATAAAATGCCCTAAAATATCGCTTATAACAAACTTTTCCAATAAGAATATAAATACTATCGCGCCACTATATAAAAGGCTCTTAGAAATCGTGTGTGAAAGTCTACGTGAACGAATCTTTTGACCTTTCCTATAACTTCGCCAAATACCGAAAACAGTATCTAATATAATTGAAACAACCGCTATCAATACAAGTGGTTTTATAGGTGTTAAAATAGAAAAGAACGAAAGTAGTAAAAGTGTTATTTTAGTTTTCATAAATTGTTATAAATTGTAAATGCTGTGTTTGGGTTTTCATCAAGTAATTGTTTAAAGTACTCTAACTTACTTGCATCTTTAAAATCCTCAATCATTTGAGAGTGGATAGTACCTAATACCTCATCTGTTGAGTCTAGGAAAAACGTGTATTTATTAGATTCTATTTTCATATTGTTCCCAAAGTAAGTGATGTAATATTTCCAGAGGCTACAGAAATTGCATTATTTACTGCTTTTACAGAAATTAAATCACCTGCTGCAAAAGATTCTGAATTTGTTGTGTCTGAATAAGTGCCAATTGAACTACCTGCAGGAATAGTAATTGTTATTGCTGTATCAACTCCATTTTTTCTAATTGTCAAAACTAAACTACCACTTGCTGGTTGACTAGCACCTACTCCAAAAAAGCAAAAGAAATTTTTAAAAGTTACAGCATAAGGAACTGGAATTTGTCTTTGATTTTCTGCTGTATTAGCAGTTAAACCTAAAAAAGCAAAAAACCTTGTTACTGGTGTTGCTGCTCCAATTACATTTCCCATTGCAGCACCAAATAAAGGGAACGGATTAGATTGTAAACTTGTGCTACCATCAGCCATCAAGAACTCAGTAGATGTACCCCCAGTCTTAACTATTGTAGTAGCTTCTAATGTACCAATGATTGTAGCAGCGTTACCACTACCTGATGTCTTATTGACTTTAAGTCCTTCATTAGCACCACCCTTAGTGATTAACAATCCTATACCACTACCACTTGTGTGATTAGCTGTAAGTGTATCTGTACTTCCACTATGTGTGAATGTACCTTTTGCAGCATCTAGGTGAAACGTTCCTAAGTCAACATCTGCAGTAGCACCCGTGTATGGAACTAAACCCGTAATACTTGGAATCGTTGGCTTGTTTAATATTTGCGCATCACCACTTGTTGCGTTCCAATCTGCGTTAACGTTTACTTCCGCGCCGTCTTGTATTCCGTCAAGTTTAGTTTTAAGCGTATTCGTGAAATCGTTTGAGCTTAATCCTTTTCCAGGTACTGCATCAACTTTTAAATTTAACGCTGTTACTAAATCGGTTTGGTCGGTAATATCTCCCGTAATTCCACCCCAAACAGCTCCACTACTACTCGCTAAATCTGCTACGTCTTGCGTTGTAATTTTAACCGTTGCGCCGTCTTGAACTATTGGAAGAACTTCCGTACCGTCTAAGGTTGTGCCACTTGTTAACTCACTTATTTTTATACTCATTTTCTTCTATTTTCTTTAAGAACAATTCTAATTTCTTAACGTTTTCTTTTTTAGGTTTGTAACGTTTACAAGTACCAACCTCTACAACTATAATCTTTTTCATTACCTTCGTTTAAGTACCAACCGCCAACGTTAGTTTGACGGCTTGGATTTACATCGTTGTTGCTGTTATAAGTATATTCAGGGAAATCGTTTGAGTTCAAACAAAGATATTTAATCATTCTTTTTACATACGCTTCAGCAATTGAGCGTTCTTTTTGTATAAGAAAATCAACATCTGTTTTTGTTACCGCTTCGCTGTTTTCCGCTGTATGTTTAAACACTCCTTTATTCGCTATTGTATAAGCTCCGAACGGCATATATTCAACCATTGCAAAGTGAATTAAAATAGGTTTGCAATACTTGTTAACTAAATGTTCGTATTGGTCTGCTAACGTTTCATTTTCAATCTTCGTTTGTAACGCTTCTAACAACTCGCTACCTAAATATTCCTCTAAATGAATATCCTGCGCCGTTGCAATATATTGTATGAATTTGTCCACGTCCATATTCCCACTCATCGTGGTAAATTTGGTTACGTCGTCTGTTGATATTAATAATACTTTTGGTGTTGGCATCTTTTAATTATTTAGGTAAAAATCCACGTGTTGGCGTGTCAATCATTCGAGTACTTACTAAAGCATCATTCTTAACAACATAACCTAATTTTTCAGCTTTACGAACTGCTATTTGTTTAGTAGTTTTTTTGTCTTTTATGTCAAGTGCTTTCCCCTCAAAAGTTGCGTAAACTTGTTTATTCCATCTATGGTAACAATTTGCACCGCCTTTATACAACCAAATATCGTAAGTGTTTGTTCCTTTCGGGCCAAAACCTGGATTAACCGCTTGTGAACTCATTAACTGAATATCTTCTTTACGATATACTTTTCCTAACTTTTGCATTTGTTCGCAAAATGGTCTTACTTTTCCACTTTTTCCGCCGTCTTTACCTGCATAAACGTAACGCGTAATAAATTTAATTCCGTCAATTACTTCGTCTTGCTTACTTGTAATGTTTGGGCGTGCATCACCCGTTGAAATTAAGTTGATTATTTGCTTAATTACGCTTAATTCAACTTTTGGTTCTTTGCTTAATAGCTCGTTTTCAGCTTCGTCGGTATCGTAGTCAACTTCGAATTCATCAATTAGCAACCAATCAGGATTTACATTTTCTCCAAACAAACTTAAATCAACTTGTTCACTTAATTCCGTTCCCGTTTTTTCTGCAACTTGTTCGTTTGTTTGTGCGTTTTCAAGGTCGATAAATTCTAAAGGTTGTAACGTTTTAAAATACAACTTTAAACTAATCTTATTATAAGCTAACATCGTGTCGAACGCTTCGATTAAACGGTCTTGAATCGGTCTAATAACCATATTGTCAAATAATACCGTTGCCGTCTTTAATTCGTCTGCATTTGAGCTAAAACCGCTCGCTTTTGCAACTCCGAAAATTAAACCGCTTACAACTTTATGTGCTAATAAAATCTTTTCCGTGCATTCCGTTGAAAGGTATTGATAATGTTCTGGCGCATCGTTCAAAGGTATATCAGTAACTTCCGTTTGCAATTCCTTAGAACCGCTAAAAGAAACGATTACTTTTTTACCATTTGGACCCGTTAGTTTTTCTTGTATTTGTGCGCTTCTTAATCGTTGTTGCTCCTCGGTAAATTCTCCAATAATATTAACAACCTTAGTACCACTAAATGAATTTTCGGCATCGTTAATTTGATAGTTCATTATTGACTCTTCCAAATAAGCGTAACCAATCCCACCAATATAAGACGGCATTGCGAAGTACTTCATTCCGACCATATAAGGACGTATGTAAAGTATTTCGATTTTTTCTTTTGACGTTCCGTAAGCAGGAATTAATTTAGGAACGAACTCGCGTGTGTTTTCCCAATTATCCGAATAAAAATAGTTATTGATATTTCCGTCTGCATCGCATTTTTGAGGCGCTAATAAATTTACTGCAATATGAAAACCTTTAACAATAGTATCGTGTTTGTCGTTATAGTGTACTTGGATAGCACATTGACCAAACATATAGAAATCCGTTGCTATTTGTCGAACGTCATTTTTAGATAACATTGCTATCATTTGAGCGTATTCGTTTGGCTTTTTAGAAGCGTCTAACGCACTTAAACCACGTCCGTAAATCAAATGCGTTATTGCATTAATAACGGCGTTGTTCGTGGTCGAATTTCGATAACGGTCAATTATGTACTTAAAATACGAATTGTTTTCCCCAAAAGTTACCCAATCTTTTTGCTTCGACTCGATAATCTTTGGCGCTTCGTATTCCGCTAAATTAAGAACGTAAGTATTATTATTATTACTCATAATGTAATGAATGTATTTTGTGTGGTGCGTTGGATATATCTGTTATCCGTTCCGTCGGTGCAAAGTAATTTATCGTAACAAATTAAAGTATTTTCATTTTTAGCTTCAATTTTATAGAATCTATTGTTTACTAAATCTAAATTAATTGCAATTTCAAAAAAATAACCTTGATTAGTAGCTGTAAATTCCATATATGTAATAGAAGTATTTTCGCTTTCATCAGTTAATAGAATCCTATCAATAGGTTCTGTTAACATCAACTTTAAAATCTGTGGTTGCTCTGTTGTTACTACTTGCATATTAGTATAATTAAAACTTTCAATTTTGTTCTAAAATGAAAAAGGAGGCTATTAACCTCCCTTTCATAAATCAACCTAAAAAAAATTAATCTGTAACTATTGTAGCGTCGTCAAAAATAGCAACTAATTCCGCTTCCGTTGTGCAATCAATAAAGTTTGCCGCTAATCTTTCGTTAGCCGTTAGCGTAATATTATAACCGTTAAAATCACCCATCTGCGTACCGTTTACGATTGACCCTGCCGTCATTGTAGCGCCGTATTCAATACCCATAAAAAAGAATTGACCGTTTCTATTTTTCACAACTACCGAAGGACGCCCGTAAGCCATCAATTTAAAGTTTTTGTGCATTGTAACGTTTTGCTGTTTCAATTGTGCTGTTAACACTTGAGCAACAAAATTAGTTCCGTTATCCGCGCTTGGTGTTTGCGTTTGGTCGAACAAGTTAACCCCTTTCAATTCGTACTTGAATAAAGTAGTAACTCCCGTTACTGCTGTAACTTGGTCGTTTGCGTCGATTGTTACATCTGTTGGGTACGCATAAGAACCTCTATTAATGAAGTAAATCGCATCAATTCCACCAACTGAATCGTAACATACTTCGTTTCTTCCGTTTGTTATTAAACAACTCATATTTTTATGTATTAAAAAGGGCGGTGTTTATTGCACCACCCTTTTGATTTGTAATTAAATTAATTTATTAGTCTTCTGCTGTTGTTGACAAATACCAAACAATTTCGTTAGAGTTAGCGTATTGAACTCCTGCCGTGTAAACCATTCTAAAACGAACCGTTCCACTTAAATCAACAGTGTCCATATCTTTAATTCTTAACTCGTTGTGGTCTGAAAGCAAACCAGTACCAAAGTTCAAGTTTTTCTTTTCGTAAGCTACGAAAGTGTTATCAGGTAAACCTCCTATAATTTCCAATACATAACGACCGTAACGTAATTGATAATCGTTAGAACCTAAACCGTTGTTAATTCCTGCTGAAACTAACGCTTGCGTATAAGCTAAACCAACGTTATCAGATACTCCGATTACTAAATCCGCGCTTTTTCTTACTGCAACAGGAATAGCGTTTAATACTTTCTCTAATTCAGAAACAACGTTGTCTTTATCAATCGCAGCCTCTAAAGGAACAATTCCGTTATTAGCTTTGATTACGTCTGCATCTGCTGTAAACAAAGGAATAAACCCTCCAAAGTGTCCGTTACTTCCACCGTTACCCGTCCAAATGTCGCTTTCTGTAACTTCAGAAACATCTCCTAAAACCTCAGCAATTAAAGCCGTTTCAATGTCTTTAGGCATAACGTCGTTGTGTGCTGAAAATCCCATTGAAGCACTTGACCACGTTTGGCGCAAAGTTTCTTTACAGATTTCAAGTGGTAAATCCAATTTTTTTGGAGTTAACAATTTCTCGCTTAATACAACCGCACCCGTTGGAACGAATCCACAAGCGTAATTTTTCAAACCGTTTGTAAATTCGATTTTACGGATTGAGATTTGGAAATCAATATTCGGGATTACCGTAATTAGATTTCTTTTGATAGTGTCCGACTCTTTGAAAGCCTTACCGATAATTTCGCCAGCAACCTGCCCTGCGTAATTTGAATCTACTGTTAATGTTGTAGCCATTTTTTATTTGTTATTTAGTGAATAAATCAATCTAGTATGTTTGTCAACTTTTGACAAATCAATTTGTGTTTTATTTTGCGACTCTGGATTAAACGTAATTGGTTTAATTGTAGCCTCTGAAAGTTTAACTTCTAATTCAGCAACCTTAGTTTTTAATTCTTCGTTTTCAGATTTCAAAGTGTCGAACTCTTCCGCTGAAAATCTAACCTCTTTCGTTGTTGTTTCAATAATCGACTTAGGTTCTTTAGCAGGTGCTGTTGGTTCTGTACTCGCCTCAACGGGTGTTTCTACGGGTTCGATTACTTCTTCTTCTTCTTCAACCATTTCAACACTTGCAATAATACCTTCAATAACAACTGTAAGTTTGCGACCGTCTTCAAGTTCGTATTCACCAACTGGCAAAGGAATCATTTGTTCGTCAGTTGTAACTATCATTACTTCCATTTCAGGTTCAAAAGAATCCGCCTGAATAACCGTTATTCCGTCCGCTAATTTCATTTGCTCCAATTTTACTTCCATTCCTAAAAGTGTTTTGAGCTTATTTAAAATTGTTTTTTCTTTCATATTTAGATAATTAAGAATTTAATTTTTGTTGTGTTTTTAGAATTTTATTGTAGCAATAGCCTTTTTAACATCACTAATTGAAGTTATAAGACTTTGATGTAATTTTTGAAGGTCTGAATAACCTTTAATATCACTTACATTTAAACCTAATTCTTTAGCTGAAATTGAAAGGTCATTCATAATTTTACCTGTTCTATCAAAAGAATCTTGATATTTTTGAAGATTAATAGTTAGTTGTTCTTTATTATAATTATAACCTTTCATTGCTTCATTTACTTGCAATTGAAATTGTTTAAATACTTTAACATTATTATTCATTGTTAAGGGGGCTTCTTTTAAATCAGTTAATGCTTTTTGTAAATCACCCAATAATGTTAACTCCACCTCGTGTTTTTCAATCGCATTTAGTGCGATAATTAAATTATTTTTCATTTTATATTTGTTTTAATAATTGCTTAATTTGTTCTAATAAATCCAATTCAGAAAGGTTTTGATTATCGCTAAATTTTCCCTCGATTGAAAACCCTTTAATCGCACCGCTTTTCACTTGCTCCCAAACATCGTCGTTGTTAACTTTCATCATTGCAACCCACGTTCCTTTGGGGTAATCAAAGCCATACAAAGCGCTTTTATCCACCTTGCTATCTTCAACAATCCAACTTTCAACAACGCTCATATCTTCGAGCTTTTTAGCGTGTTGTAACGTAACATTGTTTTGTTTTGAACGCATCAAAAACAATTCACTTGAAACCTTAATTGTTTCCGCTGAAAACTTAATGTAGTAAGGGTTATTTTTCGCATCAACTCTTAATATTTCTTTTTCAGGAACTAAAACCGCACCTATCAAAATGCGTTTATCTTCGTCAATAGTTTTTAACTCGATTTCGTGTTCTGAAAGTGCAA